ACGATCTCTCCATATATCTCCTTCATGTCTCATTATCCATAAGACACTAGCATTCATTATAAACTCCTCATCATTGCCGTACGCATTACGTACTACATTAAATAGAGCTTGTTCTGTATTACAATTTCCTAGAAGAGCCTGAGCTTTCTTAGGTCCTATGCCTTCTATTCCTTTAATGTTATCAGATGTATCACCTTTCAAACATTGTTCAAAGAATAGTTTCATACCACCTAACTCAGTCTGATCTGTGAATGTATCAGGTTTTGTCCAACCTTTACCTTTAATCTCCCATGAGAAATGCTTACCAGGTATCATTAACAGATCTTTATCTAAACTTACAATGATAGTATCATCTGTTTGATTAATACCTAAAGCATCATCTGCCTCCAGTGTATCTGGAGCCAGCTCTGCACCCATCTTTTCTAACGCATATTGTCGTAGAGGCTCTAAATGTATAGGCTTAGGAGCAGTACGATTAGCTTTATACTCAGGATAGATAGTCTTTCTAAAATTATCTTTACCAGTAAGGAATGCACGATACTCTGTGCATCCTGTCTTGGTTAACAATTCATCTAGTAAACCTTCAGCTCTATGTACAGCTATACCAAAGTCATCATTCTCTGCACTTGCAGCACAGCGAAATAATACTAGATCATGGTCAATTAAAGCCTTCATTTAAAACTCCTGTAAAGGTGGTAGAGTTAAGTGAGGTAAATCATCTGTTGGTGAAACTATACCAGTTATTTCTGGTAACTCTACTAGCATAGGAAGTTCTGACCATGCTAATGTAGGTGTACCATCAAACTGAGGTAATGGTTCTATTTTTATATCTTCAACTGTGTACTTAACAATTGTTTCTTGTATACTAGCTTGATCTTTATTTAATGTTCCAAAGATTACAAGAATAAAAAAGAACACTACTAATGCTACATAGGTATGTTCATTTTCTTTAGTCATTTAATTCTCCTAAAAGGGTATATCACTTGGTTCATCTGTAATCTCAGGTGCATTAGAAGATTCTCCTAATACAAATCCTTCATACAGCTTTGCTAAACTTATTACATCATTAGCTGATGCTGGATTACCTTGTGTCATCGGATCTCTAAGTGCTAATGTTGATATAGCGTTGCTTAATGATGATTGACGGACTATCATTACTTGTCTTGCAGCACGCTCATCTTTTGTTTCATAGTTACTACCTGAAACTCTAGTTGAGGGTTTAGCTGCATTACCTTGAGTAGTTGGTGCATCATCGGGTCTCTTATCAGAGACTGTATCTGCATTACCTACTGCTGTCCATTGCCAATAACCATTAGTATCTTTTTCAGTACTTACGTGTACGACATCACCTTTCTGCCATCCTTGAGCTGCCTTAAACACAGATGGATTAGAAAAGGACATAAGTTTCTTACTTTGTGCTTGACCTTGATCATTCTTATACATAATCTCCACAGATTGATATTCTCTACCATTCTTTGCAGTATGTGTATTTAAGTCTGATACGTCAACGACATTTACTTGCATAATTTCTCCTTATTTAACATCTTCTAGGTTACCCCAAGAAGATCCAGTTTGAATATCAACTCGCATAGGCAAGTTGAACTCTTTACCAAATAACATTTTAAAGTTCTTTGGTATATCAGTGAAACAGTTGTTAACTATTTCTACTATACTAGTAGTATAACATACCTTTGGATCATAGTCAAGCATTATACTATCATGTACAGTATTAATTAAGTCAACACCTTTAACACCTGCTAACCTATTACGTAATGACACTCTTGCGATTGCCATTAGGTCAGCACCTAATCCCTGTACTGGATAGTTTAATATCCTAGTACGTGGATATTTTAAATTACCTTGAGAATTTATCTCAGGTAAGTAATCGTAAGCTCTACCTGTTGGCATGGTAAGCTTATTATCTTTCTTAGCACGAAGGAATATCTCATCATGCCAAGCTTTAAGACCAGTATACTTATTATAGAACTCATTAATAATTTTCTGCCAATATTCTTCATTACCAATCTCTTTAAAGTTTGGATCATTAGCATAAGAATAAGCACCACCACCATAGATTAATCTAAAGACAAAGGTCTTTGCTATTAATCTAGATGGTAAGCCAAATCTTTTTTGGTTATCCTTATGCTGATCTATCTGCCCTAGTATTTCTTTTATAGCTACCTTATCTTGTGATAGATAGGCAGCACATATCCATTCTAATTGCTTAGCATCTGCATTTAATAACATATTATAATCCTGTGTTAGCTTCTACACTTCGTTTAACATACTGATGTAAAATAACATTTCTTAATTCATCTTGAGCTTCCTTACTCATAGCACTTAATACTGTTGCTGGTCCATCAGATAGTATAAGAGCACTAAACTCTTGTATAACATGATGTCTATGAGCCTCTTCTTGAGCTTGTTGATGTGTCTTAGCCTCAAAGGCTTCTTCTTCTTCTGGTGTCCATTCTATTTCCATATCTTTTTGGTCCATTATACTTCTCCATATCTAGTTGTAAAGAGTGTCTTAATCTCTCCATCAAAGTTCTGTAAGTTAGGCTTACTACTACTTAACCTACCTGTTTTAGCCACACATTGATTGAGTTGACCATGGATAGTATCCTTCTTCCATTTCATCTCATCAATTAGTTTAACTATCCCATGATAGTACGTAGACTTACGTTTCTCAAGGGTAGTTCTAGTTAATAATATATCTAGTATCTTTTGTCCTTCTTTATTAGGCTTAAGTTTCTTAAGAGTATCTTCATTGGTACTAAAGAAACCTTCTTTCTTTAGCTCACTACCAACTAATGGTTTGATTCGTCTCTTGAATTCTCTTTGCCTCTCTTCCCATTTATACTTAACCTCGCCTTCACGTAAGCCAGTTTTATAATGTCCGATGGGGCGTTGAAAACGTTCGTTAATACACCCACCATAAAGAAAAACAGATAGGTGGTCATTAGAATTGGGATTAAAACCATCGTAAGTATGATAGTCATACAATCTTTTGTTAAGTTTGGATATTTGTTCTTCAAGTTCATCTCCTAATACAGTTGATTTATCATAGTCATATTTAAGACCATTGTATTCCATCTCTTGTAAGACCAGTAAGTCTTGGTTATGTAAAGAGACAAGACGTTTAAGCTCAGGGCGATTAGCTAATTCTTTCATTTGTTTACCCATCACTTGTTCTGTTAGTTCAACATCACGTTTAAGATAATCAGATAAAATTTCTTTAGGTACTTTGTCAGTATCAATACCATTCTTCCAATAGTTTTCTTTAATCTCATCTAACTTAGTACCCAGGTCATAGTACTCAGCTGTTCTATTTAATGAAGGATAAGCTGCAGATTGATTACGTAGAATAAATTCTACTAGTTGACAATCCCATATCCTTTTCTTACTAAAGTTAATACCATATCTTTTAAGCCAATGCAAATCAAATTTAATATTAAACCCTACAAGCACATCTGCTGCATCCACGGCTAATTGAATGTTATCAAGCAATTCCTTGTAGGGGTCAACAGAGTATTCAATATCATATACTGCTACCTCTTTGTCATTAAGTAAACCAATCATCATTAACTTATTACTCTGATCAAAAGGATTACCTTTATTACTAATAGTTGTTTCTACATCTAAGATTAAGTAACTCATAGTTCTTCATACCTCGCTATGTTAGGTTTAATCATGACCTGTGCATTGCCATGTCTAAGGTCAGGCAATGTATCATTATCACCTAACAATTTATTCTTACTAATATTTAAGAACCTCATGTTGCTTGTGTTGTCTTGTTCTTTACCTATACCTAGTATCCAGTCAGCTTCGCCTTGCTTCGCAGTCTTGCTGCTGTCTACATCATCCATTGTTAACCATAACTTACCTTCAGCTGTTCCACCTGCTTGGCTCACAGCTATTACAGGGGCATACATCTTAGCTATTTCTCTAGCCCATTGATACGTAGCCTTTAGTTCTAAATCATATCTGTCTGCTTTGAAACCTTTAATCTTATCTACTTGATCAAAGATTATTAACGCTGGGTTAGTTGTTTTAATGATCTGTTCTATTCTATTAGCTCTAGATGAATCTTCAAAGTCATATATCTTTAGCCTATCTTGTATACGTTCCTTGTATTCATTAGCATTATTTTCTAAATCATTAAATAATTCTTTGTTTGTTTTACCAAGTAATGCTTGATAACATCTTACTGCTACCTTCTTACCTTGCTCCTCATTATTAAACCACAGTATATCACCATCTGTTTGTGTGATCATGTGAGTCATCTCTGAAGCTAAGAAGGTAGTCTTACCTGTTTCTGGTCTTGCAAATATAAAACCAAAATCACCTTGTCTTAATGAACCTAATGATTTGTTTAACCAATTCAATCGCCATCGT